TTGAAATAGCTAGTAAAAGGTTAAGAACCTTTATAAGAAAGGCAAAAATATACTTTAAAGCAGTTGGTGTAAAAAAAGTTTTAATTGGAATGACTGGCGATTTAATGAACTCTGATAGAAGATTAGATGAGCTATTATCTCAGGCTACTAATAGAGCAAACGCTACCTTTATATCAGTAGAAATTTTAAAACAAGTAATAGAAGATGTAAGGCACGATTTTAATGTGAGTATTGCTTGTATTACCGGTAATGAAAGTAGAGCGGGAAAAGAAGTTGGATTTGGAGATATGGTTGCTTCCGATAGTTATGACTTTACTATATTTCATATTTTAAAGTATATATTTGCAGAAACCGATATAGACTTTATAACCTCTAAAGATGCTTCAGAAGTTGTTGTAGAGTTGGCGGGAATGAATGTTTTATTACTACATGGACATGGAAGTATAAAAGCAAAACACGAGACGTCAATAACTCAAATTAAAGGTAGATATTCTAGCAGAGGTGTAAAATTAGATTACGTAATATCTGGACACATACACTCAGCTAAAATAGGAGATACTTTTGGTAGAAGTTCTTCTCTAGTAGGTGCAAATGCTTATTCAGAGAAGGCTTTAAACTTAGAAGGTAGAGCAAGTCAAAACATTTATGTGTTCTATGAAAACGAAACCATAGATGGAATAAAGATTGACTTGCAAAACTATGATGAAGTTGGTTATGAAATTGACAAAGAGTTGGAAGCATATAATGCTAAATCAGAAGACAAGCTAAAACATGGAAAAGTAGTATTAAAAATTATAAGTGTTTGAGTATTGTAAATTTAGGGAAGGCAATTGCGCATTTAGCGGCTCTTATAAAGGAGAAAAATATTGTGGAGTTGCAAGAGGAACAAACAAAGTAGACCTAATGTTGAAATGTCCTCTTCCCGATATTAAAAAAACCAGTAAAATTACAGCAAAAAGACAAGGCTTATAATAACTGGGTGGGAGTAATAAATAATAAAAGAAAGGAAAAAGGTTGGTTATAGCTTTTTTTTCTTGATTTTGTAAATAAGAGTTGGCTACATTATTCCCCCCCACATAAACAAAGGAGAAAATAATGGCAAAGAAAGAGTTTAAACCAGAAAAAAATAGAGGTTGGTTGTTTAGAAACGACTACAAGAATCACGACAATCCAACAGATAAAAGTCCTGATTATAAAGGTACTTTTAACTTTGAAGGAGAAGTAAAGAAGATTAGTCTTTGGAAATCTACTACTAAAAAAGGAGACCCAATGCTAAAGCTTAGTATTTACGAACCTCAAGGTGGTGCAAAACCTACAAATGTTGCACTATCAGATGACGACCTTCCGTTTTAATGGCAAATTCACACCCTACTTACAACAGTAAAATTAAAGGAGCTACCTTTAAAGAAAGACTTCAAAATATGGTTTTTATAGACCCTTGGAGTGAAGAAGGAATACAAGAAAGGGAAGACTTTGCAAGTCAGCATGGAAGAGCTTGGTGGATTTTCCAGGGAATTACGTTTAGACACAATAGAAAAGAGGTTACGTGGATAGAGCAATACTATGTACCTATAGAGAAAGAGGATGAAGATGAATAGCAATACAAAGATAATGATGTTATTGCAAGGCAAAATAAATGAAGGGCAAGTAAAGTATAACCAAGATGTTCCTATTGATGGCAGTAGAGATAATCTTAAAGAAGCTTTAGATGAGACTTTAGACTTATGTATTTATCTAGCGGCAACAGTATTAGAGTTACATGAGAAATATAAAAAATTTGAAGCTATAGATAACCCGCCTGACAAATTACCCTTTTAATAGATTTTAATTGATTTAAAGGCTATTTTCGTGCGTTTTAGGCTACTTCTTGCGTAATAGTAAAGCTAGTTGAATATATTCCGTATGCAGTTTGTTCAAAAGATAGGCTATTTTCTTCAAATCTTACGTTATAATAAGTAGTTCCGCCATCAGGGCTAAATTCAAAAGCAGTCTTTCTGCCTTTTACAACATTAATTAATGCTTCTAACTTACCTCTATCGGTTTCTATGAGATTTGTGTAGTTTAGTTCCCACTCTAATTGCTTACCATACCTTTCATTTGTGTATATTTTACCACCATAAGCTTGGGTTACGGTAATTCCCTTATAATTTGTGCTGTGTCCAACATTCATATCTGGATTTCTTGAAGGTGTATAACTTGTATAGTTACTACTATATCTAAATCTTACTTCTGTTATTAGTGCCATATTATACTCCTAATATATTTCATGAGCAGATACGCTCATTTTTCCAATTGTTCTTGATGTAGAAGTTACGACAAAATATAATCTCTCCCAAGCCGATGTAGCTGTATAACCTTTATTTAGCAAGCCAAACGGTTTTTGTGTTGTGTTTGAGCCGTCGAACTGTATAATGTCTCCCACTTCTAAAGAATAAAAAGAAGGATTTAATAACTCAAAAGACACCTTAAGCTTTGGACTGCTTGTAAGACTGCCGTAATGATGATAGTAAAAATCACTTAAGTCTCCTTTGATATCTATTTCGTTTTTTACTTCCTTAACATTTTCAGTTCCTATATTGTATTTTATTCTATTTTCAGAGTTATCAAACTCCTTTAATTCTAAATATTTGTTTGTGCTAGAAGGGTCTTTGTGATATAAAATTTTAAATTTCGTAGATATATCATTTAAAGGTAAATGTGATAATTGAAGGTTTGTAAAGTCGTTGTCTTGCAATTTGCTATGAGGCAGTTTTACTTTATATATTGTAGTGTTTTCTGAATAAGCAAACGAAACCTGACAATTAGAAGGCAACAATAGTCTTTCGCAGCTAGCAAGATAGCGGTCCGCTCCGGGTATTGCAGTATCACTTAAAAAAACCTTTATAAATTCATAACCCAAAGCATTAGATATTGCTATTATATCTCCGTTAGATATATCTTCACTTCCATGCGTAATGTCAATTCCAAATGAAGTGTCGCTTGCGCTTATTCCGCTTCCACCAGTAGTTTGCAAAGTACCAATGTTTATTAAATATGGACTTGTTGCAGAGCTTGTAGTGGTAGTAGGTAAAAATGAAGGGCTTGTGTAATCAAAAGTTCCATCATTTTTATATCTCATTATAAATCCACCAAAATGCTGTAGTTTTTCTAACGCATCTTCTAATTTGATTTTTTTATTTACATAGTAATGAGAGTTTCCGTGAGGCAAAAAATGACTTCTTATATTAGTGTATGAAGAAGGTCTTGAGCTGGTAAACTCTGAAGGCATAAATGTTTCACATAAATATCTGTGAGCTTCAATAGGATATTTAATAATAGTTGACTCTCCTGACAAAGTGTGTCCGTCTTGCCCTGAATACAGCTCTCCTATGTTGTCTACTATTTCAGTAGTTGATTGAACGTTAGTTTGACTTTCATCTAGTTGAGTTGTGCAACCAAAAGTAGCTTTTACATCAAAGTCTATATCAAAAGATGTTGAACCTGAACCACTTCTATTAAATTCAAAAACTATACCAATCTTTGAAGGCAGGTTTCCAGTGTTATCTGCGTCGTTTGTAATTGTGTTTTCATTCAACACTTGATTCGTTATAAAATATGTGTTTATATCTGCTATGTTAATCATATTATCGTCTGGTGCTAACCTATTGGCAGCTACAAAGTTTGTAACACCAGCGCTTGAATCGCTTCCCCAGTATACATTGTATAAAACTCTGTAACTGCTAAAATCGCCTATGTTTATATCTACATTACTAAAATCTAGGGTAAACAAAGCAGACTCTGGAGTGTGCAATATTGAACCTATTTTATCAATAGATAGATTTAAGGTTAATTGATTTGTGGTTGTAAACTGATAGTCCGCAGAAAAGGTAATATCGTCATCTAAAAAATCTCCCCATGCTTGGTCGTCGGATGAACTACAATTACTAATAAAGCTTCTTCTCAAATTTAATTGAGCAGACCTACCATATATGGTTGTTCCGTCTTGCGCTTCTAGCTGGGTAGAAGTTTCATTGTTTAACAAAGTACCACCAGCTTTAGCAAGATTTTCTGAACCAGTAGTTCTAAAAAGATTTTTTTCTACAACATGTAAATATCCATTAGTTACGGTGCTTGAGTCGTCTTCGTGAGCAAGTGTAATAATTCTTCCGCCTTGTATTGTGTCTACTGGAACTGGATGACAGTTTATGGTATCTGTTTGTATCCTAACTCCTAAAAGAGATGAGCCAAAAGAATGAGAGGAGTAATCTCCAAAAACAACAGGAACGAAATTTCCGTTCAATGATTCTTTTTGAGGTATTTGGATATTTTCAAAAGGCCTTTTAGCGCTAATTTGCAAGGTAATTTTATTTTCTGAAGATTGTACAGCTCTTAAAATACCTTTAAAAACTAACAAACAATCAGCTAAGTCTGCCTCATTATTTAATTGAGAATATATTTTTACATCCCTATTTAAGCGTGTTCTGGTAGAATATAACAAGCCGTCTAAATCATCGTTAGCGCAGCTTATGCTTATGTTTGCTAGCGAAGAAGTAGATTTATTTAAATCAATACTTTCCCTTATATTCGGAATGTTTGTTATTACTCCAGAGTAGTCAATAGAATCAACCGTTGTGCTGCTAACAGATAAATAATCTCTTGCATTTCCTTGGTCATCGTATATTTGCACAAGATAGTTTTCTTTTATATTTTGGCCTAGGGCAGAGCTATAATTTGTAGGGAGTGTTAACATTATGCTAAGTTTAGTTTACCCGCTTCTTCAATCTTTGGAATAATCACGTCTAAGATAGTTTCGTCAACCAAAGGAGCTGATACGTTAATATTTATATTTTGTACCGAACCAGAGCTTTGCCTTGCATTTCTACCACCTAATGGTTGCACAGTAACTCTTTCAGCACCAGACTCTCCTACTAGCATATTAGTTGGACCAGAGGTAATAAAACTACCACCGGTAGCAAACCTAGGAGCTGGCTGTGCAGCAATAGCTGCTATTTGTGCAGCACCTAAAGCTCCGACGAAAGCTGCAAAAGCTGGTCCTTTTTTCAAAGCTTCTGCTATAGCAGCTGACACATCCATGGTAGCTTGAGCTAAATTAGAGGCTTTTTCTATTTTAAAAGCTTTTCTTCTTTGGCTTCTAAATCTTTGTTCCACCCTATTTTCCATATTCTCTCTTTCTTCTTGAGATGCTTGTTCATAGTCTCTTGTGGTTTTTAACGCTTCTAGCTCTCTATTCATTCTTTCATCAACTAATTGACTGTAAGACTGACTAAATCCTTGAAACGCCGTTAATGCCAAAGTCGCTTCTTCTTGAAATTTTTCAAAAGGTGTTGGTTCGTTTGATATAGCTTTTAATGTGTCTTTAACTTTGTTTAATTCTTCATCTAAATCTTTTCCAGTTAATATTGACTCAATCATCAATTGAACCATTTTATCAAACTGACTGTTTGACTGGAACATAACATCAGACATGTCTTGTAATCCCATTCCACTCTCAAACAATAACTCTAAGTCTTGGCTTTGTCCGGTAACAGCCACAAGTCTTTTATTTAGTTCTACTATATTATCAATTCTTTTTACTTCTGACTTATCTCCAGACCTTATAGCAATTAATTTAGCTGTATTTGTAATAGAGTTGTTTTGATTCTCAATTATAGCTTTTTGCATACTATCTTGAAGTTTGTCTTGACTGTTTTGCTCTTTTGCTACTTTTACATACTCTCTAATTTTAGAGATATAAGTTTCGTAAGCAATTCTACTGTCTACTAAGGCCTCAATATTATCTCTTTTTGTTTTTTGTTCTTCTTTGCTGAGTTTTAATAGTTCTTGATTAATTAACAACTCTCGTCTTTTTTGTTCAAATTGCTTTATTTGCTCTGATGTTAATTGTAGTAAAGCTGAATTTTCTATATTTATATTAGCAATCGTTAGCTCATTAGCAATCTTCATCTCTAAAGACTGTTTCTGTATTTTTTGAGTTGTCTTGTCTATTTGTTTTTCTGCGTTATTTTGAGAGGTAGCTATTTTTTTGAATACGTTATCAAGGTCGTCGCCAGACTTAATATCATCTGTCATTGCATCATTTAACTCATAAAATCCTTTAGCCGCCAAAAATGCAGCTCCAGAAACTAATAATGTTTGAGGTCTAAGAGCTGCGTTCAATGCAAGCATAAGCTTACTTTGTCTGTTGGCTAATGCCAGCGCAGTTTTATATAAAGCAAAAGCTGCCGCCAAATCTATAATTGTTTTTGTAACTACTACAATTTGTCTTGTATTTGAGCTAAGGTCTTTAAACAATTCTTTTAAACTTTTTACAAGCTCTATTGT